AGCTCTGTCTCGTTATACTTCATACCAGGTATCATCCTGGAATATTCTTTTACATAATCCCAGGCAACTTGCTTTGCCTGGACTCTGGTTGGACAGAAAAACGCTCCTCTAAAATCTTTATACGTTGTTGTTAATGCTTCTTTGATTAAATGATTAATCGAAAATATAGTTTTACCACCACGTCTGTGCATGACACATACGGCAAATCGGTATTTTTGCAAGGCATCATGCAAAACTTTCTGCTGAGGCCTTGGAGAATACGGTATCTTTATAACCTGCATTAATGCACCGTTGACTCAAATGGTATGCTGGTTTTATGTAAATCTAATAAATTTATAATAAAATCGCACGCAGCTTTGGCATCATCGTCATCTTCAAACACACCTATCTCTACAACAACTTTACGCTGCAGTTGATCAAAATAGACCGCTGCTTTTACATCTGGTTTGTCTGTCATCGTCCGTATTAAAGTCCTATCTATATATATATAACAAAGGCAGCCCCGTTTTGGGGGGGTCGAGCCTGGTTTTGCGCCAAAAAAAAAGTGTGTGTGGGTACAAATACCACAAACATTGTAGGCTACGCAACAAAAACTGCGTCTTGCTAAAGGTCTGGGTTGGACAGCTGCTTTTTTTCCTCGATTTCCTGGACTCCTTTCCCGTGTGCGAGAGCCTGCGTTTCTTGTGTAGAAGTCGCAAGATCTCCCTCCCACATAACCTTGATTGTACTTTCTCCTGTCTGTTTTACTTCTGACTTGTCACCGTAAACGCTGATTAGTTTACT